GGAAGATTAAACCATAGAATAGCACGGCGTAGATTTAACAGAGCACCAGCAAGTTTCGGAGAATCAGTACCCAATTTGGATGAGCACTCAACAATCGCTTGCCTGATGGACAGCCAATAATCAGCATCCGCGCGACCCTGCTGAAGTCCAAATCGTGACCGCCAGTGAACAACAGCTGGATCGAAGGAAACATCAGGACCACCAAAAATTAAGCCGCAGAATTCCATAACAGGGCCCTCTTCGCGCTTTGGAACCATGAGCCACTCAGAGGGATTAAAACCAGTTGTCTTGCGCCAAGAACCTAAAGTAACAGAGTCATCACCACTGATGCAAACTGGAGTCCGGCGAGGACAGTCCAAACTAGCACCAGTGAGAGCTGCATTACGAAGGGTGTTTAAAATCCAAGTCCATCTATCACCAGACTCCTGACGGGGCATATGATTGCCCAGGTAAGAGTGTGTGTTGAGGCGCTCGAATCTAAAGCGTTCTAGATACTCGAGGGGAAAATGACAGACTTCCATTAACCAGAGATCAAATTCCAGGAAAACATGATCAATTCCTGAATCCCAAGCAGTGTAATCGTTGCCGGTCATAAGGCCAGGTTGCCAATTATCCCGATACCAAGCTGAAAGGTCATCGGGCGATGCGCGACAGTGCAAATAAGTGGAGGGGAACGCATGTTTGAGGGCCATTTTCTCCAAGAATAAAGCACGTGGTGCATCACGAAAAATGCGGCCCAAATGAAAATCAGAAACGGTTTGGCTGGCAAAGGCAGAACACCTCCACTTCGCCTTATTCTTGATATACTGACCCTTCGGGAAAATGCGAGTGAAAGTATATTGTTGGTCAAGATCTTGTTTGGCAATGCTAGGGTGAGGGTCTTCTTAGTGCGTTTACTGGCCCACGAAGCAAGCTTCTCTGACTCACACTGCTCCATGAGGGGAAAGTTCTCAGGTTCGGCAAGCCAAGAATCCATGTCGAAGAACTTGCCGAAACCCCGCTTCAACGATCTGAGACGTTTGGCATCTGTGGAATTCCAAGGCCGATCATGCTTCCCGATTCGAATCCGCTTACGCTGCCCAAGAATATCCGTAACCTTATCAGAGCGTGTATGATGCAGAGCATCAGGGGCACCATCGGAAATGTGCTGAAAGGTAAGAAAGTGGGGATTTTCCGGCAAGAAAGTTTCACGATGAACATCATCCATGGGCTCATTGATGTCATCCACCGGATCGGGTTGAGCGGTAATAGGCTGAGCTTCAGGTAGTTGATATCCAGTAGAGTCAGTGTGCAAAACAGCTTCAGGATCCAGATTGGTGAAGTGCCGAACAATTTCAGCGACAGGGCTGGCGACATTAGTAACGGTCGCAGTGTGCCGCGAGAACGCAGCACCAGACGCACCCCGTACCCCACACTCAGCTCGGTATGTGCGGGCAGTGTAGTAATCAGAAGCCTTAGAATTATTGAGCCAGCCAGCACGGTACTCACCCTTAACCTGTGTGGCGCCAATCACTGCATTAGGAGCTGGCAAACCCAGACGAAGACAAG